GAGAGGTGGTTACCATCATTAGACTGATTAAGGATGGTAAGGTTATTGAGGAGACAAGTGATTTGCATTATATACACGAACAACTTATAATTCATGACAAAGATGTTAAAGACATAGTTGTAACTGTCCGTAAACACAAGTAATGGACCATAGCAAACACATAACTCAGGCAATCGCAGGTGCTTTGGAGATAATGAATGAGCAGCCACTGAGTTTGAATGAGTTTATAGATGAGGTGATGCGAGATTATATGGACCAAGAGCCGGGAACTTATGTTCCTTTGGGAGATATGCACAATCAGTGGGAGGAAAACTTTAACAAGGGAGAATTTGCATCAATAATTTGTGCACGTGGTCACTTGAAGACGACATGGGGTTTGTGTGTGCTGGCATATTATATGCACAAGCAGCCAAACTTCAGGGCTTTGTATATTTCTGCGACATTGGAACAGGCTTGGGACAAGTTGGAGCAGTTTGAGGAATTGTGTAAGAGGTCTTGGCGTCTCAGTGCGTTTTTACAGAAGGCAGATGATAGGAAGGTGACAATACGCAAAAGTGCAAAAAGGTTCAATAATGGAAGTAGGGTAGCTGCTGCAAGTATTGGTAAGGCATTGGAAGGACCTCACGTTCATATGATTATTTTGGACGATGTACTTCAGGAGTTTCCAAATTTGACTGATGAGAAGGTTATTCATTACGTTCAGAGAGTTGTAATGCCGATGAGGTTACCAGATTCTAAGATGTTATTGGTAGGAACTCAGAAAAGAGTAGGAGACATTACAGATTGGGTAACTCACAACAAGGAGTGGAATGTAGTAAGACATCCTGCGTTGTTGGAGGATGGAAGTCCGCGTTGGCCAGAGTATTGGAATCAGGAAAGATTAGATACGGAAAAGGAGACAATGGGAAGTAGGGCGTTTGAGTCTGAGTATATGCTAAATCCTTTGGACCCAGAGAGTGCAGTTATTCCTTATGAGGTGCTTCAGCGATGTTTGGACGACAAATTGGATATGGGGTTGTCAGAGTACGATGACGATATAAGCGTCGTAATGGGCGTTGACTTAGCTGTGGGTATGAACAGTCAAAACGACGAGACAAGCTACTGTCTTGTGGCTTATAATAAGCGTACGGAGCATCGTAGGATATTGTATAGTTGGACAGGCAAGGTAATGGCACAGGGAAGTGGTTGGCTAGAGACACAGGTGTTGAAAATCAGAGAATTAGCAAAACGTTTTAATCCAGATACGATAATGATAGAATCGAATGGGTATCAGAGATTGGTTGTACATAGTGCGAGTGACTTGGCGGGTCTTCCTGTTGAAGGTCACAACACGGGAAGAGAAAAGCACTCACATGACGTGGGCATACCGGGGTTGGCCTTGGAGTTTGAGAAAGAAAGATACTCGGTTCCATGGCAGAAAGAAATAAGGGAAGCAAGTAGGCCGGGACCTAGAAAATTGACGGATGGATTGGCTAGGTTAGTTTATGGAAAGAATGGAAGATTAGAGGGACATACTCCTGATTCGGTTATGGCGTTATGGATGTGTGAGTTAGCTATAAAAGGTATGAACAAAAAGGGATTGGCTTATGTTAGTTGGGATTACATATAGAAAAGGTTATATACATCAAGCACATACGAGACATCCAACCAGACTATGAAAAAGCGAACGAGGTTGGAAATTTATGGAATTAGCAGCGCTACCAAAGAGAGCCTTAAAGAGATTGCTAAGGCGGAGAATGTTCCCACGGGCGTCCTAGTGGAACCAGTCCTTAGAAGGTATGTTCGGGAGTATCATGGGCGATAAGCGAGATAGGTACAAGATTCCTAGAGGAGTTAAGAAAGAAGCTTTACAAGGTAGAGATTTAAGAGCAATGCATGGTTATGGTGGTGGAAAGGTTACAAAGGCGATAAATCGTAAGTTAAGATATCAAAAGGATGTAGGATATAAAACGGCAGTTAAGATTGATACATATTACAGAAGGCATGAGAAGGTAGACCCTCCTGCTGAGAATTTTAATAATAAAAAAAACCCAAGTAAGGGTTTGATAATGTGGAAGATGATGGGTGGCAATGCAGGTCACAGTTGGAGTAAAAGACTTAAGAAAAGTTTAGATGTTATACAGAAAAAGGAAAGGCTTAATAAGATAAATACAACATTGGAGGCGATACAACTTGGCATGGTACGATAGACTTTTAGGGCGAAAGCCAGTACGGAAGCGTTCCGCTTTAGAGGAATTGATAGAGAGAAATACAGCATCTATAGCAAAAGATGCAAGAACTCCTGCGTATGGTACGGCAGGAACTAATCGTGCGTTTAAGGCAGATATACTTCCTCCAGTAGACCAGAATTATTTAGAACAATTAGCTGACAGGTATTCGCATCTCAGAACCGTAATCACTCGAATAGCTTCTCAATCCGTGGCGAAGGGATGGGAATACCACGCTGTTGGAGATGCAGGTGATAAAGAAGAAAGAAAGATGTTAGAAAAATTGCTACGCGACCCTACTGGTGGCAATGCAGATATTACGGCATCGGAATTTTTTAAAGCAATGATACGACAAGTAGAAGTATTTGACGATTGTTGGGTAAGTATTGTTTACGATAGGATTCAGGGAACAGATGGTAAGATAGTCAAGGAGCTTTGGGTAGAGGATGCAAAGCAAATGAGATTTGCAGTTGACGAATATGGTAAGTTTAAAAACGATGAATATTTTGATATAATAACCAGACAGCCTTTAGAGAAAGGAGAATTAGGAGAAGGTGGGTTTGAAGCAGAACCTATGGCATATTTTTATGACATGGGTCAGGATGAAGACAAGATTCCTTTTGCAAGGGATGAGATAATTCATTTCAATAAATACAGTGCGAATGCCAGATTATATGGACAGTCGCCGATTATAGGTCTTTCTAAGAAAATCGAAACAGCGCTCGCCATTGAGAACTTCCAAAACAAGATTTACAAACTAGAGAGGCCACCTAAGGGTTTCTTGGATATTCCCGGCCATGATGAAGAATCATTGAATAGGCTTGGAGAATACATTGCAGAGGAAACTCGAAGGAATCCGAACTTTGTTCCTATTATAAGTAGTAGGGGAGAAGGTACAGGAAGCGGTCAGGCTAAGTTTGTGCCTGTTATGCCTAACATGGATGAGTTGATGGCTTTGCCTTACATGGAGCGCATTAACAACGACATAAACGCATCGTATGGAGTTATGCCAATTGTAACAGGAAGTACGGCAGGCGTAGGTGGGTTGAATGCAGAAGGAGAGCAGATATCTTTGTTTGACAGGACTGTGTTAGAAACTCAACAATGTTTGGAGATGGGATTTTTGAAACCATTGATGAAGTTGATGGGAATTCAAACTTGGAAAGTAAAGTTTGCAGATATTAATACAAAGAACGAGCAACAAGCATTAGCTAATATGTTACAGAAGGCAAATATAATTACAGTACTAAATAAGGTAGGAATAGAAGCTACATTGGATAAGGATGGAAATCTAGTACTTCCAGACAAGCCACAGGTAAGTATGCCAGATGAAGCTAAACCAGAAGTAGGAGCATTAAAACCATGAAACAATGTAAGAAATGTTTAGCAGGAGAAGTCAGAGTTAGATTAATGTCTAATGGATTGTGTGAAGAATGTGAGCATGACAGGGCTTGGAATAACAAAGACCAGTACATGAAGCAGTACAATAAGAATAGTAGGATGTTAATGAGGCAGAAAGCTGCACAGGAAGTAAATAGAAAGTGGAAAGAAAAGTACGGTGATGCATCTGTTGAAGAAGTAGCGTCTTATCAATGAAAACGACAATGACCGTTAAAGGCGGTAAGGGATTTTCAAGAACTCTTAATTTTTGGAAGAAGCAAAGTAACTGGAATAAAATATTAATGGAAGCTGGTAAAAATGTTGCAGAGGATATTAAGGAAGACGGTATCAAAAGGTTGTTTACAAAGTTTGATAGCGTTACAGGCAAATTAAAAAAGAGTTTTACATCTGTTGTAACAAGGCGAGGTAACAATGTATTTATTACAGTTAAGTCTACACATCCTGCGGCAGGTATTATGGAGTATGGAGGGTATGTAACTATGCCAGCATATACAGACGATTATGACACTAATTTAAATCCTTATGTTAATAAGTGGTCTGGAGGAAATGCAGAGATGTATAGTACACAAGATAGAGCAAAATACATGGCATTGAAAATTGAATTTAATCAACCATTTTCACAAGGTACTTTTGCTTTTACTAATGCAAGGCGTAAAGGAATGAAAAAGTTAGAAAGTGAAGTTATGCGTGTAGGACATCGCATGAAAAAACAGGCTTCCGGAAAGTAATTATTGTTTATATACACGTAGTTAATCTTAGGCCGTGGCAGATGCTAAGAATACTAAGTGGCAGGTCTATCGACCAGAGTGGTATAACGAGAGAATCTTAGAGACATATATTTCTTCACCTATTATCGACAAACAGAACGACAAGATAGGAACTGACACAATAAAAGAGTCCATGGATTTCTATATGAAATACGGGGTTTATTCATACAAGCATGAGGAGATGCCAGTGGGTCTTCCTCTTGCATATAAGGTTAAAGACGGTAAAGTCAAGATTAGAGTTGGAGTACACAACAAGCTTCCTATGCATGACAGAGTATGGGAAGAGATGAAGATTTACGGTGACAAGGGTGGCTCCTCTATTAGAGGGGAAGCCGAAAAACAAGAGAAGGTCTGCGAAGGAGACGTCTGCCACAACAACATCTCCGAGTTGTCTCTTTGGTCCGTATCATGGGTTGGCAACAGACCAGCTAACCCAGAAGCTACCGTTACACAAGTAGCGGCAGCAAAAGAACAAGAACCTATCAAGGTGACAAAGCAAGTAACATTAGATGAAGTAGAGGGAATGTTAGAAAAGATAATAGCACGCAGGGGAAAGAAGTATTGTTTATTTGCTAAAAAAGATAAAAAATTATTAGGTTGTCATTCTACGCGCGCAGGTGCAGTAAATCAAGAGCGAGCAATACAAGCTAGAAGATTTAGTAAAATGAATGAAGAACTAGATAGCATTCTTGACATGATAAAAAAGAAACCTTGTGAAGCAGGGTATGAAATGATAGGAACTAAGATGCTAAGAGGCAAGAAAGTTCCTAACTGTGTGCCTTTAGGAAAAGCAGTAGCTTCTGTAAAAGTTAAAGCACCAAAGGGACATCACTGGATGGCATACAAAGATGGTCCTGTATTAATGTTAGGTGATTACGAAGAACACGTAGGTGCAGTAGAAGAGTTTCCATTTGAAGTAATAGAAGAACATGATGAATCAAGGTTGTTAAAAGCTGAGTATCAAGGCAGGAAAGTGAATCTTAACAAGCCTTTTCGGTTAAAGAGTGAGAACAAGAAATTTGGGGTTTACGTAAAAAACGATAAAGGAAATATAGTTCAAGTAAAGTTTGGAGACCCTAAGATGGACATCAAGCGTGATAGTCCTGACAAACGTAGAAACTTTAGAGCAAGACACAATTGTGATAGTCCCGGACCTAAACATAAGGCAAGGTATTGGTCTTGTAAGATGTGGAGTACAAGTAGTGTAACAGACATACTAGGAAAGATTGACAAACACATATGGGACATTGCAGGTATTAGAAAGTGTAAAGTTCAGAAAGGTATTAATAAAATTAGTAAAGCACCAAGGACAGGAAGGACGCGAGGAGCTATGCGAGCATTTATGACAGATTGTCGTAGGAATGCATTAAAGCTTAGAAACTATGAAGGTCTTCAAAGTGTAAGAGACCCAGAGGCATTTTGCGCAGAGCTTTGGAGAAATCCCGGAAAATACGCAGGTCGCGGACCAAAGTTGAGTCCAAGTAGAGTGCGAGATAGTTCAGGTCAAAAATTACGTAGGCGTATGTCTGATGCAGGCTGGAAACCAAAAGAAAGATTAAGAAGGGGAAAGAAACCTTCTTGGAACAAGAAAAGGTAGTTTCCGGAAAGTTTCGATTACTTATATACCCTTTTCTCAGTCTATATACATGACAGAATGCAGTTGTGGTGGCAATCATGCTAAATCTACCGACGAAGA